CATCACATCGCTCACCAGCGACCAACGAGACGGGCTCGTTCAATTGTTCGGCGAAGCAGTTACCGACGACGATCTACATCAAAATGGGTTCGTTCCCACAGGGAAACAAGCCGTTCACGAAGACGGCGCAAAATATAAGACCTCGCCAAAACAATTCAAACTGAAGCTGCATCGCTGACGAATGGATTTTCCCACCAGATGCGGACTTGCGATCTGCATTGCGTTAGCCGTTGCCCATGCTAGCGCCGCCCCCGATGCCAAGCGGGCTGCTGAATGCCAGCGCAAGGTTAATTTGGCGAACAAGAATGAAATGATCTACCAGGCAGATTTCAAAACTGCGGAACTGATCGTGTACGTCGGGCCAACGTATTTTATGGTCCCGATTGACGTCAAGCAGGGCCTCGCCGCCGCCATCTCGTGCGTGGTTGTGCAAGGTGACTCGAGCAAGGTAGCGGAGTTTTCATTCAGGCATTGGCAGACCGGCAGACTGGTCGCCAAATACCGTTATGGCCGGCTCGAAGTCGACTGAAATACCGTAACACGCCATATATGGCTTGACACATGCGCCATGTTTGGCGCAGACTGCTCTCCGTCACCCAACGGAGGGCACCATGCAAACAGCATCAACCGCAGTCGAAACGTCTGCACTTTCCCCGCAACTCACCGCCGCCCCGATCACCACCCTGCCGCTGAACGAAGGCGAAGTCTGGATCGGCATCGTCTCGGTCGGCCGCCAGCTGCACCACGTCATTCTCCTACCCGGCGATTTCGCAGGCGACCACGCCACCATGCTCGCCAAGGCCGCCGAGATTGGCGGCGACCTGCCCTCGCGCCTTGAACTGAACCTGCTATTCGTCGAAGCCCGCGATGCCTTCAAGCGCGACTGGTACTGGTCGAACGAAAAGCACGCCTCGGAGTCGGGCTACGCCTGGTATCAGAGCTTCGACTACGGCGGCCAGGATTTCAGCTACACCGACGTCTCCTTGCGAGCCCGCGCCGTCCGCAGAGTGCCCATTCAGTAATTCAATCCTTTAGTCCTTTCCACTGACGGAGGCCGGCATGCATCCCATCCACACCATCGATTCCCTGCTCATCGCGGCGCTGATCGTGCTCGCCTTCAGCGTAATTGGCTTTCTCACCGCGCACCTGCGCCGCGACCCGAAGGCTTGGGCGGGCGGCCTCGCCCTGGCGCTGGCCCTCGTCGCAGTCAGCAGCTGGATGACGGTGCGCGACGAACACCTCATCGCCGCCGAGCGCGACGCCGACTTCGAGACGCAAATGGCCCGCCTCGGCTGCGCACCCAAAAAAGACGACGACGGCCCGCTGATTGTGCTGTTGATCGACAGCACCGCCGATCCGCACAGCGCCAACCCTGCCCGCACCACCGGCTGCCAGCGCGTGGCCAACCGCGCGTGGATGTGGTGGCACCTGGGCGTCGGCGCGGCGCCGATCTATTCGGCGAGCAAGTGATGGCCAACGGGCATCCCTACATGCTGATCGAACGCGCCGGCGCCCTTGCCGGCGTCTCGCACCACCTGTACTGCGCGCTCGCCAGTCTGAAGGCCGCGCACTACCTCAACAAAGCCCACGGCCTCGGCGTCGATCTGCCGCCAGAGCAAGCCGCGATCGATGCGATCGGCCAGTGCGCACGTCTGCACCAGCAATCGGAGCCGGCGCGATGAGCGCCCGCAACGGAGAAACCAGCAAGACGCAGGCCGTGCGCGACCTGTTGACCGCTGCCGCGCGCCCGCTGGCGATTAGCGAGCTGCAGCCGCGCATGGAACGCAAGTTGAAGCAGATCGTCGGCAAGGAAAAGCTCTACACCCTGCTGTCGATGATGATCAACGCCGGCGAACTGGCGACCGTCGGGCGCGGGAAGTCGCGGTTTTACTGGTTCAAGAAAGAGGTTTGATTGAACGGCTCCCCCTGGACGGCGGCGCAAATCGAAACACTGCGCCAGCTTTACCCACACAAACCGACGCGAGACGTCGCGCAGGCCTGCGCGCATTCGATCGGGAGCTGCTATCGCCACGCAACACTGCTCGGACTGAAAAAAACGGCTGAATTTCTGGCCAGCCCCGAAGCAGGAATCATGATTAAAGGATCGCAGCGTGGCGCCGCATATCGCTTTCCGAAAGGCCACGTCCCCGCAAACAAAGGCCTGCGCCGGCCAGGCTATGCGCGAGGCCGTATGCGCGAAACGCAATTCAAGAAGGGGCAGTTTCCGTTCAATCACGACCCCGATTATTACGTGATCGGCGCGCTGCGCGTGAACTCCGACGGCTACATCGATATGAGGGTGTCGTTCGAACCGGGCGCGCTCGGATGGAAGGCGCTGCATCGGATTCTGTGGGAAGACGAAAAGGGTCCGATTCCGAAGGGCCACATTCTTACCTTCAAAGACCGCGATCGCCTCAACGTCTGCATTGAGAATCTTGAAATGATAACGCTCGCCGAGCACTGTCGGCGCCACAGCATCCACAACCTGCCGGCGCCGCTGAAGCAAACGATACAGCTGCTCGGCGCACTCAAACGCACCTTAAAACGGAGAACGCGCGATGCAGAACATCGAAAACTTGCGGGAGCACCTGTTTCAGACGCTGGCGGATCTGCGCGACAAGGACAAGCCGATGGATCTGGACAGAGCAAAGGCGGTCGCGGGCGTGGCGCAGGTGATCGTCGACTCGGCACGGGTCGAGGTGGAAATGGCCCGCGTGACCGGCGGCCGCGTCGGCAGCGCATTCTTGCCGCAGCCGCCCGTAAAACCGGGCACGCCGCAGGAACCCCGTCTCGTTAAGAACATGGGGAATTCGTGACTGCACTGACCCTTTTCGCCAGCACCTTCGTGCTCGTGTTCGCGCTCGGCTTTCAATCGCTGAACGTAAACAACGGCCACTACCTGGCCGCGGCCCTCACCAGCTTTGTGATCGGCGCGATGCAGATCATTGTGCTCAAGCTCGGCCCCGACGCCAGCGTGATCGAGGCCGTCGCCTTCGTGGCTGGCGGCCCGTTCGGCATCATCGCCAGCATGTGGGCGCACCGACGCACGATCGGCAAACGCCGGCGCAGCAGCAATATTAACCGCGCCACAGAGGAAATCGACCGCGTTGGCGGATACCAGCCGAAAGCCGACTGGCGCAATTTTAGCCGTGAACTGCCGGATCGAAGCGGCGAAGCACCGCCACCGCGCCACCCATAATCGTTTCAACCACCCGCGAGGACACCCATGGACACTGCCACCATCACAGCACCGCAAACCGCTTTCCGCAAACTCCCGATCAAGCTGCTGCGCCCGTCGAAAACGAAGATACAAGCGATCCGCCGCGCCCACTTCGACCAGGACAAGATCGGCGAGCTCGCAGAGAGCATCAAGCAGCAAGGCCTGCTGCAGCCGATCCTGGTGCGCCCCGCGCCCCGCTCGCCGGCATTGAACTACCTGGACACGGACCCGACGCACGAAATCGTCGCCGGAGAGCGGCGGTTCCTTGCAGCGCAGAAGGCAGGCCTCACCGATATCGATTGCCACTGCCGCGAGCTGACCGACGACCAGGTGCTCGAAGCCCAGCTCGTCGAGAACCTGCAGCGCGAAGACGTCAGTCCGCTCGAAGAGGCCGAGGGCTACCGTGAACTACTCACGATGAAGAATATCAAGGCCGAGGATCTCGGCGCGCTGATCGGCAAAAGCCGGGCCTACGTTTACGCGCGCATGAAACTGCTGGATCTGTGCCCCGACGCCCGCAAGCTGCTCGACACCGGCGGGATCGACGCCTCGGTTGCACTGTTGATCGCGCGCATACCCGACGCGAAGATGCAGGCAAAAGCGGCGAAGGGCTGCGCTGATCTGAACGATATCGACGGCGACCTCGAGTTTTATGTCGATCGTCAAAGCGGCCCGCTCACGCACGACGAGGCCAAGGAATTCATCGACGAAGCGTTTATGGTGCGCATCGACGGCAACAAAAAAATCGAAGAGGCGCGCAAGGCCGGCAAAAAAGTTTTTGCCGGTGCCGACGCCGAGCCGCTAATCGAACACGGCAGTCTGAAAAACCACGTTGATTTGAGCGATGATTTTTGGGCAGGCGAAAAGAAAAAGCTATTCCGCGACATTATCGGCGCGCCGGCGGAAACCGTGGTCGTGCAGATGCCTGACGGCCGCGCCGTCGAAGCCGTCCCGAAGGATGTTGCGCGCCGCATCTTCGCGGAGAAAAAGATCGAGCTTCCCTACGAACTAAAGCCGCGCGAGAGCGGCCGCATCACTGCCGATATGCCGGTAACCGACAAGGAAAAGATCAAGCGCGAACAGCGCAAAAAGCGCCTCGCGATCGACATCCGCCGCGCCCAATTCAAGGCCGTGCGCGCCAAATACCCGGCGAAACTCGGCAAGCCCGAGTTGCTCGAACTGATCCCCAACATCACCTGGTGTTTCGGAAAACCGCCCGAGACTATCGCCCCGATCCCGAAGGCGTTTGACAAGCTCAACGAGAAAGAGCTCGTCGGCGTGCTGCTCGATCTGATGCTCGGCGGCCGCATCGATGACGACTACCGCTGGGAGGAGACCTACAAGCGGACCCTCGCCGCCTGCAAACGCTACGGCGTCAACGCCGACAAGATCAAGACCGATCTCACCGCCACATTCAACGCCGGCGAGGCCTTGCGCGGGAAGCCCGCTACCACCAAGCCGGCGAAGAAAAAAGCCGCCAAGAAGTAAACCCACCACCACTCACGAGGACACCATGGCCACGAAACCCAGCAAGACCGCAGCCAAAATCACCACCATCAAACTGCCCGCGATCAAGAAAGGCGAGCACTACGCCGGCATCGCGCTGGTCGACGGCGTGCCGTCACACCACCTGATCCTGCTGCCCGGCGAAAACAAGAAATGCAATTTCAAAGCCGCCGGCATTTGGGCAAAGAAACAGGGCGGCGAGTTGCCGCAGCGTCGCGAGCAATCACTGTTGTTCGCGAACTGCAAAGAGCAATTCCCCGATGGCGGTTGGTATTGGTCCGGCGAGCAGCACGCCTCGGAGTCGGGTTACGCCTGGTATCAGGGCTTCGACTACGGCAACCAGGGTTACGACTTCCCCGACCTCTCCTTGCGAGCCCGCGCCGTCCGCAGATTTCCGCTCAGTAATTTATCGATTTAATTATTGATTTTTCTCAGCATGGCCCTCCACTCCGAATTGCCGATTTATAAGGTCGCCTACGATCTGCTGTCGCACGTCGTGCGAATCACGCGCAACATGCCGCGCGAGTTCAAGCAGTCGATCGGCGGCAAGCTGCGCGACGAATGCGTCGAGGTAACGGTGCTGATCTTTCGGGCGAACGTCGTCCGCGACAAGGCCCCGCACCTCACGCAGTTGATCGAGCGCCTGCAGGTGGCAGAGCTGCTGTTCAGGCTTTCCCGCGACCTGCAGCTGATCGCCCTTGGCCACTATGCCGAGGCAATCAAGCTCACCCAGTCAATCGGCAAGCAGGCCACGGGATGGAAACGGTCGTCCGCCGTATCGCCTGCTGCATGACGGTCAAGACCACCATGCCCGTGCGATTTTTATCTGGTCGTGCCGCTGGCCCTGATCCGGCCACCGCCATGCGCACCACGGAAACCGCCCACGCTCCGGGCAGGTCCGGCGCAGTTTCCCCGCTGATCGCCTCACGGCTTCGGCAGGGCGACGTCGATAGCACGAACACCCGCAGCACGCCTCGGAGTCGGGTTACGCCTGGTATCAGAACTTCAACAACGGCAACCAGAATTACAACAACACCAACAACTCCTTGCGAGCCCGCGCCGTCCGCAGATGAAAGCAACGCCGGCCATGCTGAATTTTCTTTTGAAGAACTCGTCGCGGCCTATTTTGACTGCCGGCTCACCAAGCGCAATTCGCCGGCCGCGCTCGCCTTTGAGCAGGACCTCGAGCGCAACCTGATCAGGCTTTACGACGAGCTGGTAGACGGCAGCTACCGCATCGGCCGCTCGGTATGTTTCGTCGTCACCCGCCCGAAACCGCGCGAGGTGTGGGCGGCCGACTTCCGCGATCGTATCGTGCACCACCTGCTGCATAACCACATCGCCCCTCGCTTCTACGCCCGATTCATTGCCGACAGCTGCGCCTGCATTCCCGGCCGAGGCACGCTCTACGCCGCACGCCGGCTCGAAGCCAAGGTGCGCAGCCTCACGCAAAACTGGCAGCGCCCCGCCTTTTACCTCAAGATCGACCTCGCCAATTTCTTCGTCGCCATCGACAAGCGCATCCTGCGGGATCTGCTGACCGCCAGCATCACCGAACTGTGGTGGCTGCGTCTGACCGAGCAGGTCCTGTTTCACGACCCGCGCCAGGACGTCGAGATCCGCAGCACGCCGGCGCTGCTGGCGCGCATCCCGCCCCACAAGAGCCTGCTCAACCAGCCGGCGCACCTCGGCCTGCCGATCGGCAACCTGTCGAGCCAGTTCTTCGCCAACGTCTACCTCGACGTGCTCGACCAGCACGCCAAGCACCAGCTGCAGGCGCGGCACTACGTTCGCTATGTCGACGATGTCGTCATCCTGCACGAGTCGGCGCAATGGCTGAACGCCGTGCTGGCCGATATCACCGCATTCCTGCCTGCGCATTTGAACGCTCACCTCAACCCCACCAAAACGATCCTGCAGCCCGTGGCGCGTGGTATCGACTTCGCCGGCCACGTGATCAAGCCGTGGCGACGCACGCTACGCCGGCGCACCTACAACGAGGCGCTGGCCCGCCTCGGCAGCATGCCAGCCGGGGATCTATTCGAATCCGGCAACAGCTACTTCGGCCTGCTGCGCCAGGCCAGCCACAGCCACCACGATCGCGCGCAGATCGCCAACGTGCTGCGGCGGCGCGGGTTCAGTGTTGATCGTGGTTTGACGAAAACTTTTCGGCAGACGGTATGAGACTCGACGCCCGCAACGGTCCGCCCGCCGTCAATTACACCGTGTGGCACGCGGAGGAATGTCGCACGCTGAAGATGGTCCAATGGGTCGACGACGAAACCGCGCAATATGGACAATTCACCGGGCGTGTGGTGTGCGAAGAGGCAGAAGTCGCCACCGTTCAGGCGCACAAAATCGCGATCTACCCCGACCGCAAGCTGATCATCATCAACCCCGTCGAAGACAACGCCGACGTCGACCAAATTGCCGACGCGATAGCAACATGAAACGCCAGCCCGACATCATCACCATGCTGCCGTCCGACGGCGCGCCGGATCTCGAGCGCGCGGCCGTTGCGCTGTTACCATTGATCATGCCAAACCATACGGAAATCGGCACTTGGGTCGTCGACACCTTCATGGCCACGGTCGAGCAGATCCCGATCGCCGGCTGCTGGCTCTGGACAGGCAGACAAGACGGCAACGGCTACGGCAGCGCAGTGGTCGGCAACAAGACATTCGGCGCCCACAAGCTGTCGCATATTTTGTTCAAGGGCCAAGTGCCGGCCGGGCTTGTTGTTTGCCACACCTGCGACGTGCCGCTGTGCGTCAATCCTGCGCATCTGTTCCTGGGCACGCACTCCGACAACATGCTCGACGCATTTCGTAAAGGACGCCTGAAACCGCCGACCGAGCGCGGCACGCCGAATCCGGTGCGCGGGGAAGCGCACCACAAATCGAAGCTGACGATCGAGCAGGTCCGCGAGATTCGCGCCAGCACAAAAAGTAACAGCGAACTGGCCCGCGAATACGGCGTCGACCGGACCTCGATCCGCGCCATCAAAACCGGCAAATCGTGGAAGCACGAATCGCAGCGATGAAAACCCTCACGCTCGAGCAGGCCGCCGAAATGCTCAACACCTGCACCGAGACGGTGTCGGAGTGCATTCACGCGCGCGGACTGCCGGCGGTGAAGATCGGCCGCGCTTGGGTGCTGGTCGACGAGGATGTTATAAACTGGCTGCGCCAACAATACGGCAAGGACAATCGATGCGGATCTATCCCCGAGGCAAACGCGGCATCTTGTGGGTCGACGCCACGATCGCAGGCGAAAGACTTACGCGCAGCACTGGCACCACGAGCCGAGCGGCGGCAGAGGAATGGGCAGCCACACTTGCGCACGATACCTGGCGGACACGCAAGCTCGGAGAAACCCCCGCCGTAAGCTGGGGCGGCGCGGTCCTTGACTGGGTCGATAAATACGGCGATGAGCGCCGCTCGATCGAAACGATGAAAGACCGGCTGCGCTGGATCACCGATCGCATCGCGACGCTGCCACTCGCGCAGATCACTACCGCCAAGGTCGATGCGCTGTTCAAGGAAAAACGCGCAGAAGGCGCATCGACGGCAACGTGTAACCGCATGGTGAGCGAGATCTCGAAGATCCTGCATCACGCACACCGGCAGGGTTGGCTGATCGGCGTGCCGGCATTGCGCCGGGCGGCCGAATCGAAGGGTATGGTGCGCTGGATCACGCACGCGGAGGCCCGCGCGCTGCTGGCCGAGCTGCCGCCGCACCTGGCCGACATGGCGCGCATGGCGCTCGCCACAGGCCTGCGCGAATCGAACGTGCGGCTGCTGCGATGGGATCAGCTGGATCTCGATCGCAAAGTCGGCTGGATCGAAGGCGCGGATATGAAGACCGGCAAGGCGCTGAACGTGCCGCTGAACGCGGATGCGCTCGAGGCGCTGCAGCGTCGCCGCGGCGATCACGCGCGCTATGTGTTCGTCTGGCGGCCGCCGGCGAAGAAAGGCAGCGATACACGGCCGGCGGCGCACACTGTGACGTGCTGCTCGACGAAGGCGTGGCACAAGGCCACCAAGCGCGCAGGCCTCTCAGGATTGCGCTGGCACGATCTGCGCCACACCTGGGCGTCGTGGCACGTGCAGAATGGCACGCCGCTGCCAGTGCTGCAGCAACTCGGCGGCTGGGCCAGTTATTCAATGGTATTGAGGTATGCCCACCTGGGCAGCGATCACGTCGCGATGTATGCCGACGGCTCGCTGATTGGAATTGATCTAGAAGGAGGATCTATGGATCTAACGCTTTTAAATGCAAAGCATTTTTGGAGCAAAGTGCTGAAACGGTCCGCGGCAGAGTGCTGGCCGTGGATTGGCTGCACAAAGGATCGAGATGGATATGGCCTTTATCAAGAAAATAAACGGCGATTCAGGGCTAATAGGGTGGCATTTGCCCTGCACCACGTAAGAAATATTGCGTCAAGCGAGATTGTCCGCCATACATGCGATAACGCCAAATGCTGCAATCCGGATCATTTGGAAATTGGCACGCAGATCGATAACATAAATGATCGCGTCTCGCGCGGCCGCAGCGCAATGGGCGAAAGAAATGGGCGGTCCGCGCGCTACAAATTAGCGACAAGCGCTGAACAAATTAAATTAGATTCTGGCCAAGATAAATCGCAACTCGCTGATGAATCAGTAAAAAAACTGGGGTGGCTGATGGGACTCGAACCCACGACGACTGGAATCACAAGCCCTCAGCGTAAGTCTAAGGTCTTGAATATAAAGGACGCGCTGTCGTCAAAACGGCGAAAAGCCGCCTGATCGCGGGACAAATCGGAGACAAGTCCAGACGTCTGGATGCAACCTGGCGACAGGCACCTTAAATGACCATACGGATATCCGTAAGATACGGTTTCCCGTAAGGTCGTCTATTTGCCGAACTGCCACCATCGCTTTGGCGGATCCGGTGGCGGCTGCACCTTGGTCTGATCCGCGATCGGCGGCAAGGCCAGCGACCAGCGGACCAGGTCGGCCTTGTCGTCGTTGCAGCTATTTAGCCGGGATTGAGTCAGGAGCGCGAAATCGAGCAGCTGGCCGTTTGTCATTGCCGCCGGCAGCTGCGGCGCCGGCGTTGCGGCCGTCCACTGGCTGGGCAGGGGCTCGCGCACCGTCTTGACCACCTCCACCGACGCCGGCGGGGTTGTTGCGCACGCTGGCAAGAACATCAGCAGGCACAGGAGTATCAGCCCACTTGCGGGCCTCGGGCGATTTGGCGTAAACGGTCTGCAGCGCATTCTGCACCATCCTTTCGATGTCGGCTTTCTTGAGATCGCTGCCCTTGCGGTCGGCAATGATTTTGTCCGTGATGGCCGCCGCGCCCTGCAGGCGCGCCACCTCGACACGCTGGTCGGCCAGGGCCTGCCCTTTGACCTTCGCGTCCGTCTCGGCCGACTCCGCACGCGCCAGGGCGCTGTTGTAGGTATGCAGCGCCAGGCCGCCAAGCGACAACAGCACGCCGAACAGAATCACGCCCAGGATGATCTCGATGCTGCCGCGCTGGCGCTTCATTCTGGTTCGGGATTCTTGATCGTCAGCCAGACCATCTCGCCGGCGGCGATCGCGTCGCGCACCAACGCCTTCACGCGCTCAACCACACCATGGTTGCGGCCGCCGCTGATGTGCATGACATCGCGGTCGATCCGGTCACCCAGAATAATGCAGCCGAGCGTGTCTTTCTTGGTCGTGCCGCTGTGCATGCGAACCCCGGTGAAGCCGGGCACGTTGTTGACGGTGAGCGTTTCGGGTCCGAACTTCGGCGAGTTTTCCAGCGTGATCCGGTAGCGGCGCGCCGGGATCGCGGTCTCGCCGTAGATCTTGTCGCCGGCCGCCAGATCGCCCTGGCCGTCGCCGTCGACATCAGCGTCGCGGATCTCGTCCTCGAGCGTCAAGCATTCGGGGTCGCCATCGACAAATAGCTCGCCGAGCGTGGTGCCGTCTAACGACGGCTCACGCATTAGAATCAATTCCATGATCTACCTCTCAAGTTCGGCGAGCGCATCCATCTCGCGCTGCATTGCGCGCAGGGCGGCAAGGTGGCGGCACCAGGGGTGCCGCGGCTGGGGGTTCACGTTTGCGGGTGCTGGTCCGGGCGCGCGGATCTCTTCCACGAATAACGGCCGTCACAGCTGAAGCGGACAAACCGATAAGCGTGGCGAACCATGAAGATCGCGATCGATACGAACAGCACTATTGACGACGGCTGGAAGTCGTACTGCGTGCCCTTGACGGCTGAATAGAGCACCACAAAAGTGGCGATCGCCATGCCAATTAACCCGGCATGTCCGACGACGCCGTCTTCGTAATTTTTCGACCACATAAGGAAGCAGCTCGCCGCAAGAATCGCCGCCATCGCCCCGAGCGTGAAAACCGTCGCGATCACCGGTCACCCCCTTTGCGGCCGAACAGGCCCAGCACATCCTGCCAGCTGGTCTCGCGCAACCACTTGATGACGGCCGCGGCGAGCGACATCGAGAACAGCCCCAGGCAGAACCCGATGCCGCCTTCGTAACTTTCCGGCTGCAGTTGAAACCAGGCCAGCGTCATCGGCGTCAGAAAGTTCGCGGCAGCGGCGCCGCTCGACGCCGTGATCACCTTGCCGCCGGCGGTCAGTCCTTCGAAGAACCGCAGCGAGATGATCCCACCGATAAACCCCGCCACCAGCGCGACCTTTTTAAGACCAAGTGCAACAAAAAAGCTATCGAGCATTCGTTTCCCCTTTATAACGGCAGATTTTTAAACGGCTCCTCGATCGCTTTGATGCAGTGATCCTTTTCGAACAGGTTGGTCAGCCAATTGACGAAGCGAAATTTCAGCGGGATCGGCCGCCCCGACGTATCGAGTAACCAGCGCCCCGTGTGGCTACTGATCGTCTCCTTCGGATGACCGCCGAAGATGCTGGCGTTGTCGAGCTGGTCAATCGCCTTGCCGGTGCGATAGATCCAGTCGCGGATATGATCGTTGCCCACCGCGTAGATCAGGATCAGCAGCGGCTGCAGCAGGATCGTCAGCAGTGCCGCCGGCGCGAACGCCAGCCAGAAGATCATGCCCATCGCCACCTGGCGGGCGCGCGGGCTCATGACAGCAGCGCCGGCGGAATGGCCGCCTTGAGCTGGTCCGGCGTGCGCGCGGCGTCGATCGCTGGATAGGCCGTCGCGTCGCGCAGCGCCTGTTTCTTGGCGGCGATGACCGCTTTCTGCGCAGTATCCCCGGCCTCGTCCGCGCGCAGGTAATCGGCATCGAGCTTGGCGAGGCGCGGCTCACGCAGAGCGCGGATGCGGTCGAGGTGGATCGCCTTGGCCTTGGCCATATCGACTGTGAGATCGTTTTTCCACGCCGCGCGAAACGCTCGATCGAGCGGAATCTCCGCTGCCGTCACCCACCGCACGTTGGTCGCATCGGCAGGCACCTTGGTGAGTGCGCGCGCCTCGGCGTCGGCTTCGGTGAATCCATCTACCTCGCCAATGGTGTTGATCACCGGAGTTGAAATGGTCGTGCCGCCATCGGCGCGGGTATATACGAGTCGCCTCATTATTGATCTCCGTGAGCGATGAAGTAGTACGGCGGCGCATCGATCGCGGCCGCCGCGGCATCGACTATCTGCGCGCGGAACGTTCCCGCACTCTGGCCAAACATAAAAGCATGGTTCGTAGTAGCGCCACCCGCAGTGAAAAAGAATTGTGCAGCATAGTCAGCGCTTGAAAAGTCGGTGGCAATGACAAAGCCGATATCGCCGGTTGCGTTATCGTCGATGCTCGCTATGTTGTAGGCGGCAGAGTAGCTCCCCGTTGCATTGGCCTTGCACCACGCCTTGGCTGCGCTCGGGTGGTATTGCGCTACCGCGGGCGTGACAGCGACCGTGGCATCGCTGCCCGCTTCCATCTGCGCCTGCGTTGCGGCCGCCGTGCCGCCGCCGGCGGTGCGCTCATCAACAATCATGTCGTTGGTGATCACCGTATCGGTGTCGCGCAGGCGCACGTAGCAGCAGGGCACCTTTCCGGTGGTCAGCGCAGGCAGGCCTGCAGAAGGCGAGCCTGTGCTGGCGGTGCCGGCGATACGCGATGCCACCCCTGTCGATACGTCGATCACCACGCGGTCGTAACGTTCCTGGCCCGCCGCCGGCGTGGTGAATCCGCTCACGGTTTGCGCCGCCACTTCGGTCAGCGTGATGCCGCTCAGGATGTAGCCGGCATCGACGCGCACCGACATCTCCGGCGCCGGCGAGCCCTGGTCCTGCTCATGCGGCGCAAACGCGCCGGCGATGCGCTCGAACACCTTCGCCATCGCGTCGATATTGCCTTTATAGGCGGTTGCCGATTGCGTCGTCGAGTTCGGCCGCGTGTAGGTTGCTGTGGTCATTTAGGCCCCTGTTGCTGTCCAGCTCATTGATCCCGCACCGGCGACGCCGCCAGTCTTGAAGTGTCCCGTGAAGCCGCTCGTCGTCAGTAACGTGTAGCTCGCGCTGACGTCGCCGCTGCCGGCCGGCGTCAGCTGCACCACCGGCGCCGAATTGAACTGCGTGGTGAAAAGCTGCGCACCGCTGCCGGTGCCGTCGACGGTGAGCGTGCCACTCTCGCTGCGCGAGGCTGAATCGATGAACTGATTGAATCCCGAGATCACCGGTTTGCCGAGCGTCGTGTCGACGTGGATCCGGCCCTGCAGATAGCGGAAGTTATCGGCGCCGATCGTCCACGCCGTGAAGCCATCAAAACCGCCCGCGGCAAGCCGTGTGTCGATTTCGTAATCAGGGCTGGCCACACCGGTGGTCTCGCCGGGGCCCAGCACAGAAACGATATCGGCGTAGATCCGCGCGCTGCCATCCATGCCCTTGTCGATGATCGACGCGGTGAAATAGCAGTCGGCGTAGGCGTCCGGCACGAACTCGTCGAACAGCTCCCAGCCCAGGGCCGAGGCCAGGCTTTGCGAATCCGGTACCAGAACGCCGGTCCAATGACGCACCATGTTGGTCAACTGGCCCGACCAGCGCGACGCCGACTCGGCCGAGGTGATGGTCACGTAACCGTCGGCCGTTACCGTCAGGCTTACCGTCGCTGCATTAGTAGAATAATTGCCGCTGGTGTCTTTCGCCTTTGCCAGCATCATCCATGACCCCGGCGGCACGCCGGAGCTGGTTGACGTGCGACCACGCAAAATGTTGGTGAGCGGGCTGCCGTCGTCCCAGTTGTCGTTGCCGGCGTCGCCAAGCCGGATCTCGATCAAATCGAGATCGACGTCATCGACCTGGGCGCAACTGAAGAGCACCGTCGGCCCCTGCTGTGCCGCGGCGAAGCCCGTCACATCCGACGGAGCAGCACTTTTGCCGGCGACCACGTGCCCGTAAACGTAGGCCCAGTCGCTCTCCACGCCGTACGAGTTCACCGCGCGCACCCGCACGTCGTAGGCGACGCCGTCTTCGACCGGCGCGATATAGGTTTCAGCGGAACCGCCGTCGATGTCCGGCGCATCAAGCCACGTTTGCGGGCTGCCCGCCGCCAGCGCGTATTGCATTTCAAGGCGGCCGCCGCTGGTGACAAAGGCGTCGATTACCGCCGTCCAACGCACGCGGATCCTCGAATGCACCGTGCCGTCGTTTGCGATGAACAACTCGGCCGTGCCGCTGGTGAGCAACAGGCCGGCGACCGAGGTCACGCTCAGCGGATCCGGCAAATTGGTATCCGGCGCCGGGTCCATGACGGTCTCTTCGCCGTAGGACCAGTCATAGACCGTCGAGGCAGTCTCGCGCAGTGAAAAATCGACGCCGATCACAGGCTCGCCGGCCTCGTCGACGTCCGGCACCAGGCCGAGCTCCATGATCTCGAAGGGCTTGGCCGACCAGCCGAAGGCGGTATTGTTCACCGCCAGCGTCTCTGGCGGCTGATTCACATACTGGGCCAGGTGGCAGGGGTAGGCCACCGTGATCTCCTGGCGCACGCGCTCGAGCTCGATCTTCGCCAGGCGCTGCGCCATCGAGGCGCTGGTGGTGAAGCGCAGGTTGACGTCCTGCCACACGCGCTCGCCGTTGTCCTGCGCCAGATAGGTCGCATTGGTCACCGGCGGGAAGTCCGTCGGCTGCCAGTTCGAATTTGGATCGACAAACACACCCTTGACGCCGTTGAACGAGTCGCGCGCCGACAGCCTGGTGGTCACCGCCAGTTTGCCCCGCGCGTCGCCTTCGTCGAGCGTCACCGCCGGCGATAGATAGGCGCCGGCGCGGATCCGCCACACACCGCCAATGTGCACCAGGCGCCCCTGCATGGCACCCAGCAGTTCAGGCAGCAGGTCGCGCGGCACTTCGGAAAGCAGGAAAGTGCCATTGGTTTCGTAGCGCGTTTCGAACTGGTCCGGACTGCCCCGGTTCAATTGCACCAGCTCGTCGCAAATGTTCGCCGCGGCGATCAGCAGAGCGTCGTCGATCTCACTCGTGTAATCGGCAGCCAGGCCGTTTTCATACGTCAGGTAATCGGCCACGCACAGCGCAGAATTCGCTGAATAGACCTCGGTGCTCGGGCTGCCCAGGCGCGGGTCGAACACGCGCTTGCCTTTCATCACCACACTGATATTCGGAATGCCGTTCGGGAACAGCACCTGCACCCAGTACAGCGTCAGATGGATCTTCGCGCAGCCGGTCTGGCGATGCGCATCGGTCCACAGACCGGCCGAGGCCGCGACCAGCTCCGGGAACGGCTGGCCGGCCTCGTCGCCGAGCGATTTCTCGATCAATACATTTTGAATCCAGCGGCCGGTCGCAACACCATCTACGTCGAACGGCACAAGCTCGTCGTCGAAATAGACGTCGCCGATCTCCTCGCACGGATGGCCGGCGAGCGTGATGACGATATGCAGCGCAGCGTTGTTCTCCGACATCTCCATGTAGGTGATAACGCCACCGGTGCGCACCTGCCCGTAGATCACCTGGCGCGACGCGATCGGCTGGCGCACGGTGATCGTGCGGCCGCTGAGCTGCTGAGAATAGCCCTGCTGTTGCTGCTGTTTCGGTTTGCTGCTCAGCGCCGAGTTGATGATGGTGCTGGCCAGCGCGCCCGCCACATAGGCGAGAACGGTGTAACCCAAGGCTTGAGTGACCACCGCGCCCACGAGAGCGCCGACGAGCGAGGTAGGCATTTATCCCACTTTCCATGCGCACAAGGCGGCAGACATCGGCAAAAACAACAAACCATCCGGCGCCAGGCAGGCCATGCGCGAGCCGACGCAGACCGCAAAGTGCTTTTCGCCGTCGGCGGTAGCGACCGCCGCCACGTCGCCGCGGCGCGCCTGCTTCCAGTCGATGCGCGCGCCGCCAAAAAACCAGTCTCCGGCCGCCTCGAAGCTCGCGCCATGCGCGGCCAGCAGCGCCAGCGTCTGGCGACGCGTGCGGTAGCCGGCGAACTCGGGCCAGCGATCGACGCCCGTCAGCGCCTCGATTACCCGGCAGGCCATGCGAAAGCAATCGTGCGCGCCCAGCTCGTAAGGCCGGTTGCGGGCATCCTCGATCAGCGCAGCCAGCCGTGCATCCCAGCCGGCGAGCCGCATGGTTATGGCCTGGTGAAGACCGGCGCGGCGCCGGCAATGCCCCAGTTGATCCGCGCGTTCTGGATCGACGGCACGTATTCGAAACCAAGGTCGAGCGGGTAATCGATCGCCTGGTCTTCATTTGTGTAACGCCGGTCGCGCGCGCGCTCAAGGTCGATCAGGCGCGACTCGTAGCTGACGCTGATCGTGCAGGTCGATTCGTCCGCATCGATCGAGGGCACGTCGAGCCGCCCCTTGAACGCGACCGCCGGATCGGCGATCAAGGCGCCGGCGGCATCAAACAGGCCGAGCCACACGGTGCCGGCGTAGCCGCGCCGCGCATTAAGCAGCACCGCCGACAATAGCGACACCGGCAGCCCCGACAGCGTCGCCGTCAGCCCCGTGGCGCGCACGTCGGTGGTCTCCTGGATGGTGGTCAACGCCAGCATGTGGCCGGCACCCGTCCACGTATGCCCATTCCAGTCGAGCGGGCCGACGCCGGTCCAGAGCCGCAAGGTGCCGGTGGTGAATTCGCCTTCGTAGAACAGCGCGATCTTCAGCCGGTCGCCGGCGATCGCGGTCTGATAGGCGCCCGTTAGATCACGCATTTATAACCCCAGTGCCTCGATGCAATTGAAGCTCACGCCATAAATCCGCGCGATGCCGATATCCCACTGCGCCTCTGCGTCATCGAGCCGCCACAACCCCTTGGCCGACGCAAGCGTGATCGCATCACCGTCGGCCGGCGCGGCGCGCAGGCGCGGCCACAGGTCGAGCGTGACGTAGCCGGTGGGCGAACCGCTGACCGTGAAATCCTGCGTCAGCTTGTGCAGATGTGTAGACGCGCCGCTGCCGAGCTGCAGCCAGTCGCCGCGCTTGCCGGTTGCGCCGTCGGCAAGACCGCGAATCGCCAGCGCGTTGCCGCTCTGCCCGGCGCCATTAACCACCGGCGAGGCGGCCGCCCAGGTGCCGCGCGCTGTGCGCCCGACCGGGTCGCCCATCAGAAAGGTGCCTTCGCGATTGTTCAGCGCGAGCAGGAAGCCGACGACGTCCTCGGCATCATCTCGCTCGAGCGGCGGATAGCTGACCTCGGCGCGCAGTATCTGGCCCTGACTTGCCTGCACCTGCGAGGCGTAGGTAAACGGCGACTTAGTCACGCCTACCGCCGAACGGCCGCCGAAGCGGATGCGCGAAAACTGCGGCGCCGGCAATGCCAGCGGGTAACTGATGGTCATCGCATCGCCGAGTGGTAGCTGCCGCCGCGGCGGTTGCGATCGGCGACCGTGAGTGGCATCGAATTTAACCGGGCGCCAAGATCAATGACCATGCGGTGAAGAGCTGCAACAGTTTCGACTGCGGCGCCACGCAAATCTGCGTTGATGGTAACGCCGCCACCGTTGCCGTTCTCGGCGGCCGGAACAACCCTCTCCCCCCGGTGCAGCATGTAAGCCCCGGTCTGCGGCACGTAGTCGGTGCCGGTAGCGAATGACCCGAGCAGCGCGCCGAAGGCGTTGCCATCATTGAC